TGTCTTAGTCTGCTCTGATTGTATCACTACACCTGATGCCTTCATAATAATCATTGCCGCCTGCTCTATAAGATCTCCAAATAGATTTCTCATCTTAACATTATAAGGTTGCGACTCACCCTTAATGCCTTTCTTCTCCATCTGCAATTGACACAGAGGTCGTCCGATGCTTGATGCCCTAAGACCAAACTCTTTTTTTCTTTGGTCAGTGAATTGCTTACGAAAGGATTCCTTACAAGCGTCACCAAACTGGTCTATCAATTCATCGGATACCTCAACTGCATCTTTATTAGCAGCCTCCAAAAACACCCTTACTTTTTCTAGGATGTCTGAACTCATGAAGCTAACATCTGTGCTGGATCACCTTCTAAATCATCCACTACATCAATTATCTTTGCATCATCTTTAACTGGGCTAGTCTTCTTAGCACTACGCCAAAGCTCTACTACTTCTTCGTTCTCAGTGTTGATAACATCTTGAAAAGATAAGAGAATTTCTTTCTCTTTATCACTGAAAGAAACTTCCTCTGGATTAACAGATATATTTGATACATAGAATACATTACTTCCTGCTTTCTTTTTCATAGTTTTTAGTTCAAGCGTATGATTAAACATTACTTTACCTCTGCGTCTAAGACTTTCTATAGCCTCACCTACAGGTTTAAAGTTACTGCCTGTTACTTTCCATAACACAGGTAATTCTTTTACCTCTGTCTCTTCTCCGCCTGGAAGTACTCCAGTAAAAGAAACTAATCCATACACTAAGCGGTAACACTTGATGGCTTTCTGTCTGGTTCTTTCTTCTTCAGAAACATTAGCAAGTTCTTTTGCTGGAACCTTACCACATCTAGTACCACCTTGTATATCTATAGCCTCATCTTTCCAAGACTTAAAGATTATACTTCTGTTACTATACTCATTCTTTTCTGCATCATACTTCATGTACTGATATGCATTCATGAATGGCCTAAAGGTTACAGGCTTTCCGTAAGCCATGCTATCTAGTTCAGGAACATACACACCGTATGATCCTACGGGTACTTCCGCACCATCGTCATTCTCTGGAAATCTATTTATTGCTAGCTTCGGTAAGAAGTTACCAGTAGATGATTTCTCTTGTCCAATCATAGACATGATCTGATCTTGTGTTAGACCGTCTATATTTGCTACTTCATTGTTAGACATTTATTGTCCTCCTTGTTTGTTATTAAAATTCTTATACACTATTTTTGACAAAAAGTCAAGAAGAATGTTGCCATAGTATTAATAAAAGTATTATAATCATAAGTATAAGGTTACATAAATACTCAAGTGACTTCATAAAGCTGTGCCTTTCTGTTGAATTATTTCCTGCATTTCCAACCAATTATACCCTATCTTAGTTTCCGTGTCAAGTGGAACATTGAAGTCCAAATCATAATAAATTTTAAGGGAATCTATAACATTAAGAGTTGCTAAATCTAATAGATCTGCCATAATTTTATCCTCTCCTGGATATATATCTGCAACTATAGAATCATGTACTGTGTTTATTAGTAGACTCTTTACTTTATTTTCTTCCATTAGATTATAGGCATTGATACAAGCAATAGGAACTATATCTGCAGTAGCAAAGCCTTGCACTGGATAGTTCTTTATCTGTGTAGAATAACTAGAACCTCCCCATGCCATACGTTGGGCATAAGGAAATGAATACTCTCTACCTGAAGGAGTTTTAATCTTCTTATATTGTATAGCATTACTCTGTAATGTTTCATGCCACTTAGCTACATCTTTATACTTATCTAAGAATGCTTTATAGTATCTCTTCTCATCCTCTGTACCAGACATGCCTCCGTATAAAGGTTTAAATGTATGTGCCTTTGCATCCTGTCTAGATACTCCTATAGTATCTGCAGTAAACTGATGTACATCTACACCATCTGCTATATCTTTCATACCCTGTTTATCTTGGGCTAAAAATACAGCAGTCCTAAACTCTAGCTGTGAAAAATCTATCTCCATTATCTTGCCATCTTTAAATCTAGAAGTAATTACTTTACGGATAGGGAAAGTATTTCCTCGTGGTTGATTCTGAAAGTTAGGATCACGACTTGATAGTCTGCCTGTTGCTGTAACACATTGCATAAACTTAGGATGCAGTATGCTATCTTCATTTACATGATCTCTCATGCCATTAACAAATGTATTAAGATAAGTATCTATAGCATTGTACCTTATGATAAGATCTACAAACTCTTTTAAATCTCCTGTTGCTCGTAAGGATATTCTCTTAAGAGTTTCTCTATCTGTCTTGAAGCCACCATCTGCTACATCAGATACACCAACAGGTACCTGTGAAAATCCTGCTATCTTATTCAGTTCAGAGTAAACTAATCCTGTGCCCTGACACACATCACACTTAGAAAGATTCTTGTAGATGTCGCCATTAACTTTAACTCTCTGTATAGTACCATCACCAGTACAGGTATCACATTGATTGGATATAGTTTTTTTTATACTGTTAGTATTAAACATCACTGCGTCTTTAAACTTTGCCTTAGAAAATACAGGACGTTTCTTTTTTCTTTTAGTATTCTTATCTATGCCTATATTAAATAGCTCTGACCATTTCTTCTTATCTGTTACCTTTCTAGAATATATAAGCCAAGATAATTGCTCACCACTTCCAGGATTTATAGGGGTATCTCCCATCTGTTCCCAAATAATATTCTTAATTCGTTGGGCAATAGTTCCAAACTCTTCTTTAAATTCTTTCTCTACTGCATCAAGTCCAGGCACATCTATGTGTATACCATTTCTCTCCATAGTTCCAAGCACAGGTAAAAATTCATTCATCATCTTAACAGACTTGAGTAAAACTTTATTGTCTCCCTTCTTAAAATCAGACATCTGCGAATCAAACAATGCTCTAGTAGATACTACATCCTGTCTACCATACTCTTCTATAATATCTATAGGTATATTCTCAAAAGAAATTTTTTGTTTCATGTAATCATCTACAGCATCAGACTTCTGTGCTATACTTCTTCGTTTGCATATCTCTTTTAATGACAATGGCTTACGCAATCCTCTAAGCAATACATACTCACCTATCATGGTATCATACAGCCTACCTTTATACTTGAAGCCAGACTCTAACAGCCAGACCAAATCAAACTTAACGTTGTGTCCTACCAACAAGGTTGTCTTGTCTAGTGTTTCTTGTAAGTCTTTGTGATTCTTTTGTACATCAAACTCACTGTCTCTGTGATAAAAAAAATAGTAGTCATCATTAGCACCAACACTAACTAACTTATTGTGTGGATTAAATGGTAACGGATCTGTCTTACCGTTGTGATCAACGAAACTTGTCTCTACATCTAAAACTGTAATCATACTCTGTACCTCGATAGTTGTGGTTCAATATTACAAGTGATCTCTCCGTGATAACCTGATATCTTATTCTTACTTATACACAATACTCGTGTAGTGTCAAGTGAATCAAGACTACCATGCTTACCTATACCTATGATCAAGTCTGCCTCTGCAGCTTTACCTGTCTTAGAGTTCTCCATCATATCAAATGATATACTTGTCTTACCATGTGCGTCTGCTGATGCTTGTGATATAGCTATGACACAACAGTCATGCCTCTTTGCTATCTCTCTTGCACCTGTGTACACAGCCCGTAACTTCTCATCTGTGCGTGAAAAATTACCAAGAACATTTACCTTATCTAACTGATCAATAATAAGTATGTCTGGCTTATGTTGCTCGCAATGATTGTTAACATCATCAATAGTCCAATCAACAGTATCCATAAGTTTAACATTATCTTTTATATCCTTCCATTTATCTTTTGCTAATTCCATGTTGTCTACTATCTCATCTTTAGTCATGCCTGTGTGGGCATTAATGATTCGCATCTGTGTTCTTATAGCAGGCTCTTCATTGATGAGTGCGTGTACCTTTGCACCCTGTGCGGCAAATCCCTGTATGCCACCGACAAGGTTAACCCAGAAGGCAGTCTTGCCTGACTCTGGTCTAGCAAATAGTATCACTAAGTTACCTGCACCTATGCCTGGAACTTGCTCATGTAAACTTGGAAGATTAAATTGAAACTTTGTTTGTATCTCCAAGCTATCCATTAGCTCTACTATATCATCCGTCACTGCTTCTTCCTCTTGTACTTCCTCTTGTGTCCCATCAAGTAACTCCTTGATATCATTGAAAGATCTGGAGTGTCCGTTAAATATATCTGTAGCTACTACTGCCACTTTGTGTGCAAGGTTTCTTTTATGTACTGCACTAAGTATATCCTCTACTACATTCTCGTTGGGCTCTTCTTCATTTCTAATCTCATCAACCATAGATTGAAAATTAATTCTTGCGGCTCGTGTTAGGGCAGGGTTATATTTTTCTAGATGTAAATCTATAAGTTCATCTATAGATAAATCTTCTGTGTAATCTGCGTGTGCTTTCTCTATTGTTGTAAAGACATTACCAAGACCATTTGTGAATGTAGTCTTGGATACTTTTGCTTTGTTCTTGTCGTAAAACTTTTTCTTTAATAGAAGTTTTATTAGCTGTCGTTCTTGCATAGTATCTCCTTTATCATTGATGGTCTGTAATATTTTAAATCTTCTTTTAATATAACAACCCTTGTTTTAAGTTTCATACTACTAAGTTCTTTTGCAATGTCAAATGATTTTGTAGTTGCGTCCCTGTCTAATGCTACTATAACTTCTTTGTATCTTTTTTGTATGATGGGAATAAAACTATCAGGCAAACTTGTACCCATCAATGCAACTCCTGCAAAGTCTTGTGACACTGCACATGCAGACGCACAGTCCTCGACTAGTACTGCAACATCACCTTCTCCACATATGTAAGGGTAGTCTTTGCTACCATACACATACCACTTGGGCATCATGTCGGAACGCATGGCTCTACCTACACCTCCTATTATATTGTGCTTGTCATCTCTAATCATAAACACAGCTCTGTGATTTTGTGGATCGTATTGTATGTTAGCATTACGCTGGTTGTATGCCTCAAGGCAATTGTTTCTGCTTAAGTATTTAGCTACTGTGTGAGTAGAGTGGGCAGGTTGGAAGTGACTGGGC